ACATGAACATATTCGCTGAACATGAATATCTAACTCGTTTCGCTCAACATATAGGAGCTGAAACACCGCCACCGATCATAGGAGACTTAGAACCCTCCGAAGTGATTGACTCAACTTATTTTTTCTGTTAATGTATTCACCATTTTTTGATAGTTTCTTCTCACCTCCTACAATAGTAGTGGTCTCTGAAGAAAGACTGAAGGCTGCCGAACTTAAGGCTAAGGAAAAGCAGTTACTACAAATTAAAGTACAAATGGAACAACTCCAAGAATTCTATGATAAATTGGAAGGTGAAGTAAAGGCTTTGTCTCCAGCTAAAGAGGATTCTAAAGATGCCTAGAACAATACATACTACTGACAAACCTGTAACACTTGAGGGATTCCAAGCAATACTAGCTCCTAGTAAGTTTGGTTACTCACTCTCGGCTATAGTTGATGGAGATACCATCGACAAGCTAGAAACTGAAAGGACTGAAGTGCTCAAGTGGGCAGAGTCCAAGCTCAAGAACCCTAAGCGATCAACTCTCAAGCCAGAACCTTGGGAAGAAGTAAGCGATGGTAAATATAAATTAAAGTTCTCTTGGAATGAAGAGAAAAAACCGCCCGTAGTAGACACTGAAGGAGTACCCGTTACCGATGTTAAAACACCATTATATGGCGGATCTACAGTTAAACTTGGCTTTTATCAGAAACCCTATATTCTACGGGATGGGGTTACCTATGGTAGCTCTCTTAAGCTTGTTGGTGTACAGGTTGTCTCGGTAAAAGGCGAGGCAGGTGTTGACACTGGTGACTTAGATGCTGACGCAGTAGCTGAGTTATTCGGTAACACATCAGGATTTAAAACTGGTGATCCTAACGTAACACCAACCACCAATGACGAAGAAGAAGAAGACTTCTAAATTTAGATCAGGACTAGAGGAGCAAGTTGCAAAGCTCCTCGAAGGTCTTGGTGTAACATACGAGTATGAAAGTGAAAAAGTCCCTTATACAATTCAGCATAATTACACTCCTGATTTTGTTCTTCCAAACTATGTATACTTGGAAACAAAGGGATACTGGGATCCAGCCGACAGACGCAAGATCCTTGCGGTTAAGAGGGACAATCCTGCAATAGATTTAAGAATGGTGTTCCAATCACCATACAACAAGATAAATAAAAACAGTAAGACGACCTATGCGAAATGGTGCGAGAAGCATGATATCCCATGGACGGCTTACCATAATATTCCACTCGAATGGTTGATATAGCTAGCGAGTTCGTGAGGCACATGCCTTGCGAGGAGTGTGGTTCATCAGATGGAAATTCCCTCTATTCTGATGGACACACCTACTGTTTTGTCTGTCACACTAGAACAGGCGACAATGATGTTATTCACAGTCAAAGCGTGAGCAAAACTGTACACCTAAAGGGTTCAGCTGAAAGACTGAACAAACGTAATATATCTGAGAAGACTAACCAGTTTTACCAGATATTCAGGGACGGTGACACCCTACGATTCCCTTACTATGATGAATCAGGTGTCCTAAAGGGTGTAAAAATTAAAACAAAAAAGAAAGACTTTCGTTATGAAGGAGTTTCCACTGACACTTTATTTGGGCAGCATAGGTTTCCTAATAGCGGTAAACGTATTGTTGTTACTGAAGGCGAATTAGATGCAGCATCCTGTTATGAAGCTATGGGAGGCTGGCCAATGGTCTCTCTGCCTCATGGCGCTGCGAGTGCGAAGAAAGATATTCAAAAGCAAATACCTCTTTTCCAAGGGTATGACGAGATTGTCCTATTCTTTGATGGTGACGATCCAGGGCGTAAAGCGGCGGAGGAGGCAGCAACAGTACTCCCACCTGGTAAGGTCAAGATCGCTAGACTTGATGGCTACAAAGACCCGTCAGAAGCGTTACAGGATAACAATGCGGAGGCTATCAGGAAAGCTATCTGGGATGCTAAAGCGTTCAGACCCGATGGAATAGTAGATGGAAAATCCTTACTACAAATTGTAACTACACCACAAGCACCATTTGATCATGAGTATCCATTCCAAGGACTTAACAAGAAATTACACGGGATCAGGTATGGCGAGCTTGTCACATTTACTGCTGGCTCTGGAAGCGGAAAAACCAGCATCATGCGTCACATCGCAACTGACCTACTCCAAAAAGGGGAATCAGTTGGGATCTTGGAGCTTGAAGCATCTAATAGACGAACCGCACTTGGATTGATGTCCACAGCTGTAGGTAAGAACTTACACATTGGAGAACACAGTGAGCAAGAACTCAAATCCGCTTTTGAATCCAGTATTGCTAACTGGAATCTTTATTGTTTTGATGGCTTTGGTTCTTTTGATCCTGATGTCATTTACAATAGGATTGAATACCTTGCCACCGGACTGGAATGCCGTGTTATATTCTTAGATCACTTATCCATATTATTAAGTGGTCTTGAAGGTGATGAGCGTAGAATGATAGATACCACCATGACAAAATTACGTTCATTGGTAGAACGCACTGGCATTGCATTATTTTTAGTATCACATTTAAGGAGAAGTAGTAATGATAGGGCTTCGCACGAAGAGGGTGGAAGAGTTACACTGTCCTCACTTAGAGGATCTCACTCAATTGCTCAAATATCAGATTCAGTATGTGCCCTCGAAGTCGATCAGCAAACCAGCGCTGATAGAAAGCTTACGACACTTAGAGTCCTTAAAAATCGTTATTCAGGTGAAGTTGGCGAAGCATGTCAATTAGCCTACGATTTAAATACCTGTAGATTTACCGAACATGAAACTGAGACCGAATTCAACCCAGCCACAGATTTTTGAAAACGGAGATTATGAACACCCATGGTATAAATTTTTAAACAAACCTAATCCACCTAGCAAAGAAGCAATTGAAAAAGCAAAGTTCGTTGACAAAACCTACGAGTGGAATAGGTCCAGTAATATTCGACCTAGAAACAAACGGTCTGCTAAATAACGCTGATCGTATACATTGTATTTCACTCTATTGGTATGACGATGACAGACATGAAAGCTTCAATGATGAGAAGTATTCCTCAAAGGCTAAGGAACTTCCAATGGCAAGTAACTATTCCATTACGACTTGTCTTAGCCATCTCGAGATTGCTGATTATCTCATTGGGCATAATATCATTGGGTTCGATATACCTATTATTAAAAGGATTTATCCTTATTTCAATCCCAGGGGTATTATCATTGATACTCTTTTGTTATCTAGGTTATATCATCCGAATCTACTCGATATAGATAAACAACACGCATGGAAACACATGCCATTACAATTATATGGACGCCACTCCCTTGAGTCCTATGGTTACAGGCTTGGTGAATACAAAGGTAACTTTGCTAAAACCACTGACTGGAAAGAATGGTCTCAAGAAATGGAGGATTACTGTGTCCAAGACGTTAATGTTACCACCAAATTATGGAGACATTTCCTACCATACCTGAATGGATTACGTTAGAACATCAGGTAGCAGAAATACTAACACAACAGGAGATTCATGGATGGTATTTTGATGAGAGAGCTGCACGGGAACTTGAATCTACTCTCAGAAGAGAATATGAAGAGACTACGCAGCTATTACGAAACAGGCATCCTTTCGTCAAAGGATCAGAATTTACTCCTAAACGAACTAACTCAAGAACGGGCTACGTTGAGGGAGCAACCCTAACAAAACTTAAAGAATTTAACCCAACATCAAGAGATCATATATCGTGGATCTTACAAACACACTATGGTTGGACGCCTTCATCAATGACGGCATCAGGGAAGGCGGTTATAGACGAGACCGTATTGAAAGAACTTGGATCGGATATTGCTCTGAGTTTTCTGAAACTTCTGGATCTGACAAAGCAGCTTGGGATGATATCAGAAGGCGTGAACGCATGGCAGAAGCTTGTTACGACATCTAGCCGTATTCACCACCATTGTTCAGTAGCAACAGCTACATTTAGATGCGCCCATCGTACTCCGAATCTCGGACAGGTTCCTAGTAATGAAAGATTTAGACGTTTATTTATTGCTAGCCCTGGTAAGAGACTGGCTGCTGCTGACCTTAGCGGCATTGAGTTACGTATGCTTGCTCACTATCTCGGCAGATATGATGACGGGCGATACGCTCGAGTGCTTATCGAAGGGGACATACACCAAGAAAATGCTGACAAAATTGGAGTCACTCGTAAACAAGTAAAAACAATTTCGTATGCCTTTCTTTATGGGGCAGGCGATATTCGCATAGGACATGCTTATGACAAACAACTTTCCGAGAACACGGCGAGAAAGAAAGGCAAAGAGATTCGCAAAGCGTATGTCGATGCTATCCCAGGACTTAAAGAACTCTTGGAAGCTGTACACAAAGCTAGTGAGAGGGGTTATGTACTGGGGTTAGATAAACGAAAGATCTTAGTAGACAAAGCACATAAAAGTTTAAATTACTTATTGCAAGGGTCGGCTGCAATAATAGCGAAACGTTGGATGGTTACTACTCATGACCATATCAAAGAAATGGGTCTACGCTGCAACCAGCTCGCTTTTATTCATGACGAGTTGCAGTTTGAATCCGAGCCAGAACATGTTGATGATCTCAAATCTCTTCTTGTTCTCTCCGCTGCTGAAGCCGGCGAGTATTACAATATGCGAATACCCGTAGATGCTGAAGCTAAAGATGGAGCCACATGGGCTGACACACACTAATGTATGAAATTATTAATTGATGCAGACTTCATCGTATATAAGTCCTGCGCTGCGGCGGAGACTGAGGTTGACTTTGGTAACGATGTTATCCTTGTCACTTCTAACTTTAGTGATGCATACGCTGCAACACAAAGAGAACTTACCAAGCTTAAAAACAAGTTTGGGTCATTCTCTTCTATGATACTGTTCTTTTCTGACAGTAAGAATTTCAGGAAAAAAATCTTAGAGGAATACAAGGGTCACCGCAATCGGAAGAAGCCGTGTGGCTACAAACGTGTCATTGAGGAATTAAGAAAAGAGTATAAGGTTATCATTAAACCTGAGCTCGAAGCTGATGATGCTATGGGCATTTATGCCACGAAATACCCAGGTAATATAATTGTCTCACCTGATAAAGATATGAGACAGATACCAGGGACGCTATATAACTTTGAGGAAACATTCACAGTCAGTAAAGAGGATGGTGCTAAATGGCATCTAATCCAAACGATGGCAG